CCCCGAGGGTGCCGAAGTCATCATGACAGGCGGGATGACAGAGGAAGTTCTGTTCCCGCTCGACACTGATCCTGACTTCATCGTCAGAGGCTATGTGGTCATTAACGGCGAAAAGATCAAGGCAGACATCGGGCTCGTTGAATGGGTAAGCGGACTCTGGGAGGAGTTCCACGGCGTAGAGCCGAAGTTATACAGGGAAGTCCGCCATGAGACGTAGAAAACCCGACACAAAACAGTATCTAAAACTTTTAGAAATATTAGGAAAGGCAGGTAACGAAAGTATGGGAATACCCATTACAAAAGGCAAGGTCGAGACCGCCAAGAAGGTCGTTATCTACGGACCGGAAGGCATAGGCAAGTCAACTCTGGCCTCATGCTTCCCTGATCCCGTATTTATCGACACGGAAGGCTCGACAAAGGAACTGGACGTCGCCAGATACCCGACACCGTCGGCATGGGCAGACGTCGTCAACTGCGTCAAGGACTGCGCAGAGAACGCGACCGGGAAGACGATCGTCATCGACACGGCTGACTGGGCAGAACTGCTCTGCATCAAGTACACGTGCTCCAAGTGCCACGTTGAAGGCATTGAGGATGTGGGATATGGCAAAGGCTATGTCTATCTCTCGGAGAACTTCAACGAGCTCCTGAAGGCATGTGACAAGTGCATAGCGGCAGGCATCAACGTGGTCTTCACGGCTCACGCGTTCATGAGAAAGTTTGAGCAGCCTGACGAGATGGGCGCTTATGATCGCTGGGAGATGAAACTCACCAAGAAGGATGCGCCGATGCTCAAGGAGTGGGCGGACATGGTCCTGTTCTGCAACTACAAGACCAACGTCATCACTGACCAGGCAACAAAATCCAAGAAGGCAACGGGAGGATCCCGCGTGATGTATGCGGCTCACCATCCGTGCTGGGACGCGAAGAACAGGTACGGACTGCCCGACTCAATGCCCATGAGCTTTGACGAGATCGCGCACTTGTTTAGAAATACTAAACAGCCCGAGCCTGACTACCGTGCAAAGCTCAGGGCATACATGAACGAGCACGGCATTGATCAGCATGACGTTGTTTCAGCATGCGGGCTCTCAAAAGAATCAACAAACGAGGACTACAAAGCAGCACTCGAATACGCAGAGACATTAACAGGAGGAAATTGACATGTCAGAAGCTAAATTTTTGGATTGGGATTCAGAGATCACACAGGACACACAGGAGTTCGTACTTCTTCCCGAAGGCGACTATCCCTTCATGGTACAGGGCCTCGAGAAGGCTATCTATGACGGACCTTCTGAGAAGATCGGGCACGGCTGCCCGATGGCCATTCTCAAGATCGTTGTCGGCACAGATGACAACCACACTTCCGTAACGGACAAGCTCTACCTCTCAACGAGCATGGAGTGGAAGCTGGGCCAGTTCTTCCGCGCTATCGGCCAGAAGACTCACGGCAAGGCATACAAGATGGACTGGAACAACGTCATCGGAAAGCAGGGCCTCTGCCGCATCAAGGTTGAGGACTGGGTGGACAGGGAAGGCAAGCAGAGGCAGTCCAACAAGATCGAGCGCTACCTTGAGTGCGATGCAGTCAAGGCTCCGACAGCTCCCAAAAAGAGCACCAAGAAGGCTGAGCCTGCAGCAGACGATCTCCCGTTCGAGGTATAACATGGACAAGTTCGACCATTTACAGTTATTGCCGTACATCGACAACGATGATTACGAAGTCTGGTATCAGGTGGGAATGGCCCTCAAGCACGAGGGCTACTCCTGCGATGACTGGGACAGATGGTCACAGGGCTCTTCCAAGTATCGTCCGGGCGACTGCGAGAAGAAGTGGAACACGTTCCATGAGGACACGAGCAACCCTGTCACGGGAGCGTATATCACCATGAAGGCAAAAGAAGGCGGCTGGGAACCCAACAGATCAGCCGCCTCCGAGCCGCCTCGGTTTTTAGCCTGGGACGCGGTCATAGGTAAGGACACCATCAAACCGATCGTTGACGAAGGCTTCACGGAAATAGAACCTCTGCCGGAGCCTCCGAAGGACTGGGATCCCAGAAAACAGCTCGCCACATATCTTAACACTCTCTTTCAGCCCGATGACATTGTGGCTTATTGCGTACAGTCCATCAAGAAGGAAGATGGTGAGAAGTCCAAGTGGGTGCCTGCTAATGCGGGAGTGTATTCCAGAACGGCCGCATCTATTCTCAGAGATCTTGATCACTACGATGACATATCGTATGCACTCGGAGATTACAAAAAGGAAGCAGGCGCGTGGATCCGATTCAACCCTTTTGACGGTAACGGCATAAAGAACGAAAACGTCACCGACTTCAGATACACGCTGGTCGAGTGCGATGACATGAGTCTTGAGAAGCAATACTCACTCATCAAACAGATGCAGCTTCCAGTCGCGGTCCTCGTACACTCCGGCGGAAAGTCTCTCCATGCCATCGTCAAGGTGGATGCGCTTGACAAGGACGATTATGCAAAAAAGGTCCAGTTCCTTTATCAGACATGTGAGAAGTCAGGACTCAAGATCGACACGAAGAACAAGAACCCGTCAAGACTGTCCAGAATGCCCGGTGTGGAACGCGCAGGGAAGAAACAGTACATCGTGGCCACTAACATCGGCTGCGAGAACTGGGAGAAGTGGATCGAGTATGTCACTCTCCTGGATAACGACCTTCCTGATCCTGAACCGCTCTCCAAGATGCTCGCAGATCCTCCGCCGCTTGCGGAAGAGGTTATCGAAGGCATATTGAGGCAAGGACACAAGATGCTTATCTCAGGTGCATCAAAAGCAGGAAAATCTTTTCTGCTCATGGAACTCTGTCTTGCCATAAGCACTGGAACCAAGTGGCTCAAATGGAAATGCAAGAAGGGACGCGTGCTCTATATCAACCTTGAGATCGACCGTGCATCCTGTTTTGACCGTTTTTGCAAGATATTAGAGCAAAAGGGCATGAACTCGGAGGTCTTCGACAACGTTGAGATAATGAACCTCAGAGGTAAAGCGGCACCGATGGACAAGCTCGTTGACCGTCTGATCCTGAAGGCAAAAGAACGTGACTACTCTGTCATTATCATTGATCCTCTTTACAAGGTCATCACAGGAGACGAGAACACTGCATCGGACATGGCTCACTTCATGAACCAGTTCGACAAGCTCGCTGAGGCTCTGGGCTGCTCTGTCATCTGTTGTCACCATCATTCAAAAGGCGCACAGGCTGACAAGCGTGTCGCTGACCGTGCGTCCGGTTCCGGTGTCTTTGCCAGAGACACGGATGCACTCCTTGACATGGTGGAACTGGAAATCTCACCCGAGCTCCGTCGACAGATCCTGAACGAGCATCTTTGTTCCGCATATTGCGAATACTTTGGAGAAGATAACATCCCCGAGAATGAACGCACAAATGTGGACTGTCTTGAAAGACGAGCCGAGACCTGGGCGCAGAAGTCAGCGCTCAAGATCATGAGGAACGAGATCCAGAGTGTCGTTGATGCTATGACCGCATGGAGAGTTGAAGGAACGCTCCGAGAGTTTCCCGGATTCCTTCCTGTCAATATGTGGTTCAGCTATCCCGTTCATTCGCTCGAAGTAAACGGTCTTTTGGACAAGGCTCAGGCCGTTGGTGCTCAGAATCCGTACAAGAAGGGTGGAGAGGCTGTGAAGCAGGCTGCCGAGTCCAAGAAGATCAATGATGATCTCAGATTCAAGGCTTGTTTTGAATTGCTCCAGGCTGATCACGAAGAAGTCACTCAGCAGGAGCTGTTCGATGCTTTCAACAAGAGCCGCGAAGACGATTATGAGAAGCCCCTGTCGAGATCAACTCTGACCGACAAATTAAACCAAAGCCGTTATCTCAAGAAGGTCATCAGAGGCAAAGACAAGACCGGAAAACAGCTCTCTCCGATCATAAAAGCGAAACCGATCGTCATTCACGAAGACTTCCCCGAAGGCTTCATGGAACCCGACGATTAGCCGTGTCGGAAAACCGCGTCGGAGGGCTCTATATAAATATAGGGAATTTCCGACACGGAAAACCGACACGGTCAGAAACCCATTTTTCATGTGTGTGGTGTAAAAGGGCTCGAGAGCCTTGCCCTTTTTACACACTCACACAATACAAGAAAAATTTAGCACCGACGCGGAAAGGAGTCGTTATGACACAGACAGA